GTTACGAGCATTAACAACGACAAATAAATTTACTCTACACTTAAACGGCACCGGCGATTTAGTAACAGTTGATACTAATGGCTTAGTAACCGTAGAAGAATTAAGTGTTGACGGAGTATATAATTCACCTGAACAAACACTATCTTTAACATTGGGTACAGAATCATGGGTCAAACTAGCGACCCTTGTAAATCGCTGTTTTGCTGTGTTTAGAGTAGCAATTGGCAGCAATAACAGTGAAGAAGAAGTTGAAATAGAAATTGCAGGTAACTACGTTTTAACTCCGAGTGCAATAACTGTAAAAAGAATGACCTATAATGGACATCTAAGAGAAGTTCGAGTTGTTCAAAGCGCAGGCGGAGCCCCAAAAGTAGTATATATTAGAGTAAGAACAACTGAATTTGCACCCACTGTTCGCTGGAGATTAATTAACACTCTTGGGTTTACTTCAATACAGAATGTTGTAGAAACTCCAGCAGCTGGCGAATCTGTGTTAGTAGTTAACAACGTTGACTATGTAACTAGTTACAATTACACAGTGAGGTCTTTAGGAATAGGCACAACTTCTAGTGGAGTTGTTGGAGAAATTCGAGCCAGTAATGAAATTACAGCCTATTATAGTTCAGACATTAGGCTAAAAGAAAACATCAAACTAATTGAAAATCCTATCACTATTGTAAATCAAATTAGGGGTGTATACTACGACTGGACAGACGAGCATATCCAACAGCGAGGTGGCGAAGATGGATATTTTGTAAGGAAACAGGATATAGGTGTTATAGCACAAGAAGTAGAAGCAGTATTACCAGAAATTGTAGCCACAAGAGAAGACGGTATTAAAGTGGTTAAATACGAGAAGCTTGTAGCTCTGTTAATTGAAGCTGTTAAAGATCAACAACGTCAAATTAATCAGATCTCGCAGGCAGTACAAAACATGGCCGTTAAATAAAAGGCCGCAGAGAAACTTATGGCATTAATAACACCAGCAACAGGATCAGCAATTGCAATGGGCAAGGTCCAGCAAGCATTTAACAATGTAACTCCGGGAACAGGCGGCAACGCCCCTGCCGGCACTCAAAACGTTAAACTAAGTGCAGTACTAGGTGTTAATTATGGTGGTAAGACAGCAGGTGCTCCAATAGCATTCTCAGCAACGCTCGGCGGCAAAGCTACCACATATAACTATATACCATGAAATTAACACAAATAAAAAACGTATTGCCTAAAATTGTTGCCGGACCAAGTAAGTGGGAATTAGATTCTATCATTTACTATGATAGAACATCTAATCTTTTAACGTTGGTCAAATTCTTAACAAGAATTCAAGACCTCCAAACTTTAAAAACTAAAGCAACTGCTGAGGAAAAGCAAGAACTTGGATACCTTGTTGAATTGTTAGAAGAACTAGACGAAGAAGAATGTTTAGAACTTTTGGACAAAACTGAAGAAGACCATAAAACTTCATTTATTGAAGATTTAGCAAGAACCAGCGCTATTGAAATCTTAACTGGAGGAAAAATCAGTTACGAATCAATGAATACCGCTTGCAAATTAAGTCCTACTGACTTTATACTATGTGCTAAACGCACTCAAGATTTAATCAATGCCATCCAAGGGTTGGTTATCAAGGGCGAAACACTTAGTATGGATGTTGCAGGCACATGAAAAAACAATCAGTATTCTCATCAAGTAGTTGGTCAAATAAAAAGGGCAAGTTAGCAGTATTAATTCCGTGCAGAGATACACTGCATTCTGCCCACGCATTAGCATTAACTGAACTGGTTAAATTCAATACCATGAATAACATAGACACTCATGTGTTTATGGATGCTAGTACCATTCTACTAACTCAACGAGAAAAATTAGCCACAGAAGCAGTTAACCTTGGAGCAGAATATATGCTATGGTTAGACAGCGACATGGTATTCCCGTCAACTACCGCCGTTAGGCTTATGAGTCATAATGAGCCTGTAGTAGGTGCTAATTATGTTCGCCGACAGAAGCCCTATAAAGGAGTAGCCTACAAAACAATAGGTGACTGGCAAAATCCCTTACCGTTTGAAGTACAGGATAAGTTAGTTCCAGTTGAAGGTATAGGTATGGGATGCATACTAATGAAAACTAAGATTTTTGAAGAACTTAGTAAACCTTGGTTTGATTTTCAGTGGAGTCCTGAATCAAATGACTTCTTGGGTGAGGATATGTATCTCTGTCAAAAAATAGCAGGTGCGGGTTACACTATTAAAGTTGATACTGCTCTTAGCCAAGAATTACATCATCTTGGGACTTACGCATTTAATGTAGAGTTATTAAATTAAATCTAATAGCAACTCTAGTTTAGCTCTAATAATTTTATTTGTAAAAGAGTTCTTAACGCCCTGGTGCAAGGGTTTAGGATAGTTTTCATAATCACACCAAGCATACCCCGAGTGTTCTTCATTGAGCGTTGGGGTAAATTCTCGATCAACTAACAGCACGTAGGTGTTATATTGAAAGTGTTGATCGTTACTGACAAACAATTCCAGGGGAATAATCTTTTTAATTGTAGGAGTCTTGCCCACTTCTTCCTCAATTTCTCTAGTTAGAGCATCGTAGGCAGTGTTGTCACTGGGCTCTTTCTTGCCACCTACTAGTCCCCAAGTGCCTGCAGTCTTGCCCTGTGTGCGTAATAGAAATAAAAATCGACGAGTATCTTTAGCGAGAAATATTCCGCCACTGCATATAACTTGATTTAGAGGATTAGTCGCCATAGCCTTGCTTCGTAGATACCTTCATAACTCTTACTCCAGGAACCTTCGTTCCACTTATACTGTGTTCCTGTATATGAGTTAGTTATGTAAGTTACCTCTGTAGAGGCTGCAGAATCGAATACAATGCTCCAGTTAGTCCCGTCCCATTCTATAATATCATTGGCGTGTGCTTGAAAATCACTAAGGTCTAAATTTTTCCAAGCATCTGGCCCATCATATACTGGCTGGCCAAATTGATTAGTGATATTAATATCTTCTAAAATAAGATAGCGTGTATTAGCTACTACTTCTCCCGGATTAAATGTTTCTGGATTAATAACAGCATCAACAGTTCCTCGTCCAGCAATAATAGTATTTCCAGGCACCGTATCTGGATCAATATTCAACCGCATTGCAAATTCATCACTAGGATCTAAACTAATGTAGGCAATTACATCATTGCCTGCAGGTTGTGTGAATCTTAATTGACTTAATCCTGCTCTAAATTTACCAGGATATACGTCTAATAACCTAGTCCATGCAGAAGTATTACTAGGATTAGCAACATCTATACCATCTCCTTCTCCATTAGGACGAATTAGTCGTGCTACATTATTAAGCACCAGTAGATCGTAGTCTCCGGGCGTAACAGTTATAGTAGCATCTGGACTTGCGCCTTGGAACATTTCTGCGGCATTTACATCACTGTATTCAGTACTAATTGTTCCTTGAATAGTTTCTGCAAATATGTTAGAAATAATCTTAGTAATAATACCTAACTTTTTAACTTTTGCTGGAGGAGTAATCCATATAGGTGCAGTAAAAGTTATAGTCATAATATCTATATCTTCATTGACACCTTGAGGTACAGTTCTACTACTCCACGTTTGATTTTCTAAAGTTATTGTTGATAAACTGGTCCAATCAATGTAGTTGTCTGTGGTCTGTATTTCAAAACTAGGATTAAAAAATACAACTAACTGTTCCCATATCTGTAATTTTTGTTCAGTGTTAGTTGACCAAATGTCGGCAGAGAACGTTATCTTATAGGGACTGGGCATTATACGTTCAATGGTATAATTGTTTCCCTGCACATTTAAGTATTCATTATTGTCTTCATCAAACGCTCGTTCTCGAATCTGCACCTTACTAATAAAGGTAGGATCTTGTAGTCTACTAAGATCGTATTGCATGTCTTTAATATAGCAGGCAATAAATGGCGCACTAGGAATTGTATTCTCACTGTTCTTTTTAAGTATTTGGGCAACCTGCCTAGTCATATCACCGTAGCGAACAGGTACTCGAACTATCTGCCCCTTGGCATCCTTATAAGCGAAGTTGCTCATAATTTGTATAAATTGTGTCAAGTATCTGCGTACTTGACCGTCGTAAAAATAATCCATTAATTATCTGCCCTTGCTTTTAATACCTGACTTAATGCCTGACGTTCTGGAACAACTTCTCCACCTATAGTTGCAGTTGTGGTGTTATTAACAAAACTAGCCTTCATTTTTCGTCTCACTAATAGTGGATCATTAGTCTGTGTCTCACCTAATGTACTTGTAGTCATACGCACGTTATCTTCAAATTTAATCCAATTCTTACCGTCATATCTAAACAATCTATTAGGCAAGTAATCGGTTCTAAGGAAAAATTCACCCTGTATAGCACCGTTTGGAAATGCTATACCAAAGCTGTATGGTGCACCATCAGGCGGAATTCCGTCACCTGTTAAGTAACCTACATAATAATTTTTAGTAGGACTTGATAAAACTGCACTAGCATCTAGTGCATCTGAACTTACATCAACTTCTCCATTGGCCACATCTTCAACTTCAACTAGTCCTGTCCCATCTCTAGGAATTACATAAAACTGATTCGTTTCGTATCCGCTTTTTTCAGCATCTGCACGAGCCTGGGCTATAATCTGATCATTGATATCAATGTTCTTTTGATATGTAGATAATAGATCTCGTAAGGTACTGCCATCTTCTGCACCACTGTCTTGGTCAAGGATTTCTTTGAATTCTTGTGTATCAACTAACGGAGCACATTTAGCACGTAATAAATGTGGATACCATGTCTGACTGTACCCGCTTGCAGGACGAGTAACCTCACTGACTACATAAAATCTTTTTAATGCCACTAATCTGTCATCTAAAGCATATTCATCTTTTTGATGCGGCAGTTCAATGACGTCACCTGCCATGATCTTTCTACCGATAGAATCGTAAGTTCCGCGTAAGTGAAAAGTAACCATGATATTGTCGTTTTGTAAAAATAATCCAAATTGGCTTAAATTAAAATCAATGTCTTGTAGTGTATAAATTCCGCGGATAACATAAACGTCCGGATCGTAGTGACGATCTCTGTTCTCCATAAACAGCACGTCTTGTATTCCTAGCTCTCCTGCTTCAGTAACATTTGCTGGTTTTGTAGGACTGCTTTCTCCCTCTAACGGATTTACCGCTCCTAGATACTTGTGTAGATATACATCGGTGCCACCAACTTGAAATTGTTCGTTGATGGTACGATCTAGAAATTTAAAATCATTGCCCTTTTCGGGACGGTAAAGAGAAAGTCTTGGCATAGTCTACTATTTATAGCTAAATATTGATATGACTGAGAACGAAAACGAACGCCAAAAAGTAATAG